GTTAGATTTAATCCACCACCAGAACGATCTAGATAATACAAAGCAGCGTTAGTTGTAGCATAGATAGGAGCTTCTTCTGCTACCCATGATTCTGTAGAACTCTGCCAGTACTTAACTCTCCAACGTGCTCCCATGTTTGGTTCTGTGGTCTTAACCCATACTGAACCAGTTGGACGTGGATTTGTATCTGTTGACTTCCACTCTGGAACTTGAGTATGTGGAGTCATTTGTAGTGTTGGACCGTAGAATGTACCAGCTGTTAGACCTAGCTGTGTGAAATCTGCTGTACCTGTTGCAATAACGATAGCGTTACTCTTTGTTGAATCGCCAGGACCACCTTGGGGTGTGCCAAAATCGTTTGAACCGTTTGTGTATAGATATAACTTGCTGCTTACTGCACGAGCTGTGATGCCTGTTAGACCTAGTCCATTGATTGTGGATACCAAGTTAGTTAATGACTGGCCGCCACTGATAGATACTGTTGTACCGTTGATTGTAAAGTTACCTGCAGTTAGTGTTGCTGCAGAAATAGTGTTACTTACTACTGTTGGAAGGCTTGCTGCCCAATCGTTAGAACCAACTAATACCCATTGTCCAACTGCAACACCAGCTTGTGTATTGCCTGCTGATTTCAAATAGATCTTTGCATATTCTCTGCCGGCTGTAAATGAACCTGTGCCTTTTACAGTTTGGAATACCACAGCGTAGTCGCCGATAGAACCAACTGAAGTTCTTGGAACCCCACTTAGTACTTTTGCTTCGTCGTCATCAGTTAATACCATTGGGTCTTTGCTGGCAAATTTCTGACCGCCAGTTGTGCTAACTGCTGCACCATTCCATTCTTGGATACCGAACGCTGTGTCTTGTGTGTTAACCCACCATGCGCCGTTGTTTGGCATTGCTCCCGGGGCGTCTGCTGATCCTTCTAGCTGTGCTAGGTCGACGTCAGCACGTACTAGGAAGGCTGCGTTGCTAACTCCTAGCAAGCTGTAAGCTGCTAAAAGTCCATATTCGTTTCTTTCGCCACCGTGTACTGGATTTGCGGAAGCTGTCTTCTCGAAAAACGGTACACCAAACATATCTACTAGATCTTTTTGGCTTGTTAGCTTAAATGCTTTTCCGGCATTTGCTTTAGTGGTTGCTGCGGCAGTACCTGTGCCTGCTGCGTTTGATTTGTCTTGGCCAGTTGCTACAACAATCAGTGGAGTTGTACCTGGCTCTGCAGGTGTATAAAAACTCTCATCGATTACTGTAACGCTTACGCCGGGTGATTGTAATGTCGCCATGTACCTATTCTCCTGGTAATAGTTTTGCTCAAAGTATTTAGCAGTTTAGGCGGAAACCGGCTTCTTATACCAGAAGATAAAGGGGCTGAAAAGGTGTAAATATTGTTATGAGACCACTTTGTAAATGCGGGCAGAGGCCAAAAGCCGTGAACTATAAGAAAGAAGGTAGAGTTTACTATCGGAGTCTCTGCGAAATCTGCATGTCACACGGAGTTAATCATGGAATACCCCGCTGGTTTAGAGCAGGGTATAAGATGAAACCACAATGTGATAAGTGCGGATTTAAAAGTCCCCACAAGGAAGTTTTTAGAGTATTTCACATAGACGGCGATTTAAACAACTGCCGTCACAACAATCTTAAAACTGTGTGTTCAAACTGTGCTTCTGTGTTAAGCAAAGAGGGAGTTGCTTGGAGACAAGGTGATCTCACTGCTGACTTTTAACAGATCTGCAGACTGTGTATACAACTGATCAATAGTACCGTTATTGTTAATGATCTGATCAAAGTCGCTACCTAACCATGCCCATTCAGATGCATGGATTCCCATACGTTTCATTTCGTTTAGAGAGATGTTTGATCCGTTATTAGCAGCAAGAGCATGTTCGTACCAATCAGGTAATGCTCCACGTTGTACCCAAACAATGGTTCCACCTGCATTTTTAATGGCTGAGATTTCGTTAGGAAAACGACAATCGCTGATTACCACATTATCTTTTGAGTTACGAATTTTGTTTTCTAAGCTGGCAATCCAAATATCATCATGGAAGCCTTTGCGACATACTTCGGTACCCCAATATTGCAGCACCCATCTAGGAGTTAGTGTAGGCATTGCCAGTCGTTCTGCCCACCAAGGATCTACACATTCGCGCCATTCTCGAGCTTCTTTAGTTCGCCCTTCAAGCATAGTTCGATCCCAGCCAAATACATTTGCTACAGCGTCTTTAAGAGTGCTGGCAAATGACTCTCGTCTAAATTCATGGAAGTTAACTAGATAGTCAGCAACAGTGTCCTTGCCGCTGCCAATAAAACCGCATATACCTATGATCATAAATGTCTCCTATAAAGACATTATAATATAGATTAGTTATAAGGTCAACCAGTTATCCAGGTGTAGCCGCTGCCGCCGGGAACCAATTTCATGAGATCGTCTATGAGCTTGTCCATTTCAGCTTGTGATTCGGTTTTCATTGCAGACCCATTTAATGCACTGCCGCCACCGGGTCCTGCGATTTGAGCAAACTTTTCACGTGCTTGGCCTAGCATCATTTTGCAGTTTGCAAGTGCATAGTCTTTGATCCATTGGCCTGAATACGCATCGTCAATGATAACAAAATCTGGTTTGATATTGTAGACCATTAACATTACAGATTCTTCTGTTCGTGGACGTTGATGTATAATCAACTTACGACTCTGTGCATTCCAAGTGAAGTTGATAAATGCTCCAAACATTTTACCTACAAGTTCTTGATACTGGCTGAATAGTTCATAGGTTAGTAGGCCGCCCATATTTGTTGATGACAACAAATAGGTATTTGTATAGGCCATATTGAATGGCTCAAAAACAGTTCCACCGGAACCGCCACCTGTTCTAGAACCGATGCTGCGTCTAAAAATCTGTCGAACCTGCTGTATTTCTTTGGCTAGAATGTATTCGTTAACGTCTGTTTGCAGAGTTAGGAATATATAGCTTTCTTCAACAGCATTATCGCTGCGCTGACGAAATACTGCTAGGGCACGATTTAATGCTGTTTCGTAGTGGATAGGATCGAGTTCTATATCGATCATACCATCGCCCAGCATAGCTTTGCAATAGTCGTAAACTGCTTGTTTGGATTGGTCTATTTGGCTCATACTGTTATTTATCGTAGCGGTAAATATACTACTATGCCAAGACTCAGTTTATACCGTCCCGAAAAGGGCAACGATTTTAGATTTATAGATAAAACCATTTGGGAAATGTTCCAAGTTGGCGGCACTGACGTGCTAGTCCACAAATACATAGGCCCGGGTTCTTCTTCTGCGGGTGCTAGCCCGGCCGCTCCTGCATATACGGGAACTAACGAAACTCAAATACAAGATCTACTATTCCTGGAAAATCGTGATAGAAAATACGACCCGGACATTTATCTACTTCGCGGTGTTTATAATATTCAAGATATAGATTTTAATCTAAGCCAGTTTGGTCTGTTTCTACAAAACGACACGATTTTTATCACATTCCATATCAACGATACAGTTGAAAAACTAGGCAGAAAAATAATGAGCGGTGATGTTATTGAGTTACCGCATTTAAAAGATGAGTTTGCACTAAATGATTTTCAGTTTGCATTAAAACGATTTTATGTCATTGAAGAAGTTAATCGTGCTGCTGAAGGATTTTCAGTAACATGGTATCCACATTTATATCGTGCTAAATGTAAACCACTTGTTGATAGTCAAGAATTTAAACAGATACTCGATGGTGCTGCCGGCGAAGGCAGCAATCAAAGTCTGCGTGATGTCATGTCTACATATGAAAAAGAAATGCAGATTACACAAGCAGTTCTTGATCAAGCAGAAGCTGATGTTCCTAAAAGTGGCTTCGATACTTCAAAATATTGGACTGTACAGAAAGACGGATTTGGAAATGTTGATTTAGTAACTGTTGATAGTACAGCAACAGCAGAATATAGTGCCGATAGTCAACTACAAGCCACTGACGAGGATGGCAACCTGTTATTTGATGCAGCGGGTAACCCGGTGTATGTAGGAGCCACAGCATCAACAATGAATGTTAGTCCGGATCATAACGATTATCCCGGGTACATCATTGGAGATGGTATTCCAGGAAATGGTGCCCCACTGACTTCTGGAATATCGTTCCCAATAAATCCTCAGGTTGGGCAGTTCTGTTTGAGGAAAGATTATCTACCAAAACGATTGTTTAGATACGACGGAGTACGATGGATTAAGATAGAAGATATAAAACGTATGACTATTAGCAATCTAGGACCAAGCGATGTAGGGGTTGGAGATAGATTTGAAGGCCATGATGATAGACTTACACAAAAAACCAGCTTCATTAATAACGATAAGACAGCAGTTATTAATAATAATGTAGTTAAAGAAAAACAAAGTTTATCTAAAGCACTTAGACCACAGGCGGACGAGTAATGGATTATTTTTATGACGGTCAGATAAGACGCTATGTAACACAGTTTATGCGAGTGTTTATAGGGTTTAAGTATAAGACAGGAGGCGATGTCCCCGAAGAACGCCATGTGCCTGTGCTGTACGGCGATATGACTCGCATGGTAGCCAGTATCATCAAAGAAAACTCAGAAAATAAAATGAATACAGTTCCGCGAATCGCTTGTTACATCAGCGGTTTAGAACTTGATTCAACAAGATTAACAGATCCAACTTTTATCAGTAAGGTAAACATACGTCAACGAGCCTATACCAAGGATGAAGAAACTGGCGCTGTAGAATATCAAAACTATCAAGGCGGCAACTACACTGTAGAAAGGCTGATGCCTACTCCGTTTAAACTGTCAATGAAGGCCGATATCTGGACATCAAACACTGATCAGAAACTACAGCTACTTGAACAACTGTTGGTGTTGTTCAATCCTAGTCTTGAAGTACAAACCACTGACAACTATATAGATTGGACTAGTCTTAGTGTTATCAACTTATCAAGTTTGACATTTACCTCTAGGACTATTCCTCAAGGTGGCGAGTCTGAGATAGATGTGTGCAGTGTTGAATTTGACATGCCAATATACATATCTCCTCCAGCCAAGGTTAAGAAACTTGGGGTTGTGAGATCCATTATTGCTAATATGTTCAACGATGACGGTAGCATAAAGACTCTAGATGATTTAATTTATAATGTTGAAAATACCGGAGCTACTACTGGTTCAGGAAATAGTTCTGGTACTAGTACTGTGAATATTCCTCTGCTTGCGTCACAACGTAAAAATAACCTTACCGGGAAGTATGGAGTTTATCTGTTTAAATCAGATAACGGTCAGTCAAATGATTATGATGTTACTCTTATTTTACCCACAAAAGAAGATTTTCCAACTAACTGGAGGAAGATGCTAGAAAACTCTGGTGGATTCATTGACGGTATTAGCAAGGTATTCTTTATGCAGCCAACAGGCTATGAGATGGGTGGAACGTTTATCCTTAATCCAATGGATGAAAGTAAACTGATAGTTACCCTAGAAGACATTCCGTCTAATACTATCATTGACGGTGCTTCTTATATTGATGCTATCATTGATCCTTATAAGTTTAATCCCGTTGAAGTATACGGCGGTCAGGCAAACTTTCCAGCATTACGCTATTTGATGCTCGACGATGTTAATCCAAGTACAAATGTTGGACAATCATATGGGCATCCTAGTGATGACAGCGTTGCCACATTGTACGATGGTCCTGATGCGTGGAAAGATCTCAACGGCAATGACCCAGTGATCAAAGCTAACTCTATTATTAAATGGGATACTGTACTGAAAAAATGGATCACAATCTTCGATCCTGTTACTACAACTACCACATATATTACCAATGCTAGAACCAACATACAATATCGTTGGGATGGAGAACAGTGGCTGAAATCTTTTGAGGGCGAGTATGCGCCAGGTTATTGGAGATTGCAGTTAGACGGCTGATAAGTACGTGATGCAACAACGTGCTGGTTTATTATTCCTCGCTAAAACTACTGGTAGAATCCTTTTGATCTTAGAAGATCAAAAATGGACAGTACCAACTTTTCCTAGACAAAATGCACTGCTCGATGATGCACGAATATTGTTAGACCAATATGCACAGGGAAGGATATTGCCCATTGAGCTATATCTGTCAGAAGATCGAGGATTTGAATACGGAACGTATGTCTGCTTAGTTGATGCTGAGTTTTTAACAACAGCATGTCCAACTATGGCATGGTCGGATTTTGATCATTTGCCAAAACAACTTCACACTGGTCTTAAGACAACATTAAATAATCAGGTTATACGTGTGAAAATTAATACTATTATGGAGTTAGAAAATGCTACCAACTTTGGAACAAAGTGAAAGATTTCAAAAAGAATTTCGAGAGTTCAACGAGAAGATCACACAACTCACTGATACTACTTTAAGAAACGAAATGAACAACTGTTTGATGCAGTTATTGAGTGAGGTTCGAGCTATCGATCAACATATGTTTGATCCTAAGGCTGCTGAAGTTAGTCAGTCTAGAGATAAAATTGCAGCACTAAGAAAAAAGTTAGATAGAACTCTTAATCAAACAGTCAAAACTGTGTGAGTTTTTCCTGTTCCTGCGGTTCCTTTAAACCAAATATCAAATGATAAAGAATATCTCGTTTGACGAGATTGGTTAATGCCCACTTCATGCATTGTTGTTGATGGGAACATAACCAGCATTCCTGGTTTTGGAGGAATGCTGACATACGAACAGTTGGTTTTATTGATAGATTTATAAGAAAACTCTATAGATCCAAACTTGGTATTTTGCAAATCATGTAAAATAAGATTTCCGCTGTTGGCATCTGATTGCAAATACAACACTCCAGATAAAACACTATTGGGATGATTATGCCTGCGCCCAAACCCTCTATGCTGTGATTTTACAAACCACGATCTGCTGATATAAAACTCTACAGGATCAATGACTTCAAACTCTTTGAACATATAGTCATTGACATTTTTCAATATAAAAGATTCTAGGTCTACAAGTTCTAAAGTTTTTAGTATGTTTACTTCTTTGGTATAAGAAATATTTGTAGGTTCCTGTGCTACATCAGACAGGTCTAACACATATTCGGCTATTTCAAAGGCAGACTGTTCTTGAGTAGAAAAAGATCTACCCAAATCAGCTGTTAATATCGATTTAGAAAAAAGTTGATGTATCATAAGTTTGCTTGGACATTATTATATATCCAAGCAAACTGTGATGTTGATTAAGCCTGAGCTTCACCCCAACGTACAATAACGTTAACTGGTGTCGCTGTTCCAGAAACTTTATACACGTTGATGGCCAATACGTCTGGACCGTTGGGGAATGTACCTCGACCGCCTAGTGTGGTATTTGTGAGTTCTTTCAACTGTGCCAAACTTAACGAAATAGAATCGCCTGGGTTTGATACGAATGAAAATACCTGTTCTCCTGGCAATGCGTAAGCAGCGCCAAACTGGAATTTCAATGTGCTGGCTGCATTTACTGAGGTATTCAAACTCTGTGTAAATGCCACCCTGTAAACTGTAGTTCCGGTAATGTTACCACCACTGGTATAGGATCCGTTAGCTGTGTGACTATAAGTTACCTGTGTGGTACTGCAACTGATTACAGTATAGTTTCCGTTATAGTTAGTAGTAGCACTAACAATACCAGAAACTGTGATTGGAGACCCGACGGTAAACGGAGCCGTTGCTTGTGTGGCATAAGTCAATGTTACTGTAGAACCAGTACCAGTGGCGTTGGTTACTGTAATGCTGCTAGCGCCAAATTTTCTTGCAGAAACGGCACTGACAAATGTTCCCGCTGGAAACTGTGTTTGATCGGATGCTACTTTAGTACCGATGCTGGCCAATGACGCATCCCAAGTACTTTGAGTAAAGAACAAATAGTTGGTTTTGTTATACGAAGCAGCACTACCGGCGGCAGTAACGTTAACGGCTGCGTTGTTACCAGAACCAGTTGTAGTAGTTCCGTTTGCCACCGCTGACATTACGATACGTGTGTAGCTGACACCTGCTACCACAGTATAACCTGTGGTAATAGCAGTGATAGTTTGACCACCAGTAATATTAGTTGTCATACTTAGTGTATCACCAATAGCAATACTAGAAACTGCATATTCTGTGTCAGTCATTAAGAAATCATTTCTAGTTGTAGCTAGTGCTGCTGCATATGTAATAGAAGCAATAGAGTTATAGTTGACTGTGGTAGTTGCAAATGACCCAGATGCAGTTGTGCCGTTTGCAACGCCGCTCATTGTGATTCTGGTATAGGCTACACCGCTAATGGTATATGCAGATGTCTGTACTGTTGATACTGTTTGACTAGCAGTAATATAACTGGTTAAACTTAACACATCACCGACACGTAGACCGGACGAAGCATAGTTGGTATTGCTCACCAAGAAATCTGTACGAGATGAACTAATCGCAGATGAATAGTTATTGGCAACTGTTGACTGAATCTGCACGTTGGTAATGTTGGCGCCAGCAGTGCTTGAGTAAACAGAGTTAACACTCATAGTGATCATAGTAAAACCTGTACCATTAACTGCTCTTGTCACTGAAGTGATAGGAACTACGTTGGTATAACCGTTAACCCAAATAGTATCACCAACTACAATCGGAGTAGTCAATGCATCATAGGCAGCATTAGTAATATAAACAGTATTTCTCAAGTTTGACACTGCTTGAATAACACTTCCGTTGTTACCAACAATAGTAACAAACTGGTTCACTGTGGCAAAACCCTGTGCTGCAATGCTACCAACACTTGTGCTAAAGCTGACTGCACGAATTTGTGTAGCAAATGCACCTTGGATCGTTGCTGTTGATGTCGTTGCATTACCTCCCCATACCACAGAACCACCAGGAGCGATTTGTGTAAAGCTAGGTTGTCCGCCTGCTGCTGCGTTTGATAAACCACCCCAAGTAATATTATTTGGATCAACAGGATAGTTTTGAGGGTTCAGCACACCTTCAATAACAATCGCACCACCGCCAGCAACAGCATCTGAGGAAATCGCAATTTCCTGTAATAGCATCTGCGCACGATTTAACAGTTCTTTATCACCTAGGTCACCTGTTTGTGCATTTGAAACACTAGGAGCCAGTC